ATCTTGAATTAGAAAAGAAAGAAACTCCTGGATGCCGACTGTATCATCTACCTGATGGTCAGTGGGTTCCTTCTATTACATCAGTAACTTCCTTTTATAATAGACAGATTTTTATTAACTGGCGTAAGCGAGTTGGTATAGAAGAAGCAAATCGTATCACTAAGAAGGCAACTGCTCGTGGAACTGACTTCCATGAAGCAGCACAGGCATATCTAGAGAACAAAGAACTTAACTGGGATGATTATAGACCAGCAACTAAGTTTATGTTCCATCATGCTACACCATATCTAGATAAGATAAATAACATACACGCTATAGAAAGAACCCTTTACTCTGAGTATCTTGGTCTTGCAGGTAGAGTTGATTGTATAGCAGAGTATGAAGGCGAGTTAGCAGTCATAGATTTTAAGACCTCTGAAAAGATTAAACCTGAGAAATGGTTGGAAAACTATTTTGTTCAGGAGACTTTCTATGCTGCTGCTTACTATGAACTAACAGGTATCCCTGTCAAGAAACTTATCACTCTCATGGTAACACCTGGTGGTGAAGTAAAAGTATTTGACAAAAGAAACAAGGGGGATTATATTAAACTTCTGGTTCGTTATATTAAAGAATTTGTATCTAACAATTTGGGGGCAGAGAATGTCGAAGGATGAACTAGCAAAAGTATTGGAGAGTAAGTTTTATTCTCCTGCAGGATTTGCCGATGAGATAGAATCTCTTGTTAAAGTTAATAAGGATATGAATTATATAGATGCTATCGTTCATTTTTGTGATAAGAATGGTGTTGATGTAGAGTCAGTTCCTAAACTCATACCTAAACCTTTGAAGGAGAAGATAAAGTATGAAGCATCGGAGCTTAACTTTTTAAAACGCAGTTCCCGTGCGAAATTGCCGATTTAATTCCAAAAAAGTCGAAAAAAAATCCCGCCAAATTTTTATCCCCTATTACCTTTTTTTGTTATGGATGACGTATTAAAAATGAGAAAACTTGTACCAGGCACTACGTGTCCAGTGATGGTTACGAAGATTCCTAAACAGATCATGAAAGAGATTGATGGATGGGTAAATGAAAGTAAGAAGTTTAAGAATAGTCCATTAGCAGAACTGAAAGCCCATGAGAATGTAGGGTATCTTTCTATGGATGGGAAGGCACATAATTCATATCAGTGTTCTATCTCCCCTCATTTAGTTGAGCAATCTTTCTGGTTAGCATGGGTATTGAGATTGACTACAAAGTATTGGGGAATGGGAAAAGTTACTCGTTATTTTTCTCTTAGAAAATGGGAAGGTCATTTTGATGGGTACGATATCTGGACTAACTTTGCATATAAAGGAGATGATAATCCCAAACATGATCATGGTGGTTTTTTGTCAGGTGTGATATATTATAAGAATCATGGTCATCCTACTGTTTTTGATGATTATAATATAGCATATGAAGGTCTTGATGGAACAATGGTAATGTTTCCTGCATCTACCATACACCATGTAGAAGAACAGATTGTTAATAAAGAAAGAATTACTCTTGCATTTAATATAGCAGCAGGAGATTTGAATACACGTAAAAATGATGCCGTTTGATGCCTACCGTTGTTATCTCTCTTTAAAAAATCACTTTACTAAAGATCATTATGATTATATAAAGTATCGTGGTAAGACCAGAGCAACAGTCCAAGCCTTTTATAAGAGGAAGGATAGGTTTTGGTTTGAGAAATTTGCAAGATCAAAAAATGATAAAGAAGTAGAAGAGTTCTTTGTATCTAATTTTATATACTCTACTGATCCAGGTACTATGTGGATTGGTGAGATGATTAAAGAAGGTGAGGGAAGATATCAACAGTGGCAAAAGAAAGTTCAGTCACTTACATATGTTTTTAAGGAGGAAGTTAATACACTCTTTGATGGGAAGAGGGTGGATGAGATATTTGATTGCTCTAGTGGACACCCTCCTATTCTTAAGAGTTATCTTAGTGGAAGTACCTCACTTGAAACTATGGTGATATGTGATAGAATATTAGAGTACCGAAAGGATTGGGACAAAAAATTAGACGATCCCGTGTGGGAAACCGTCAGTCGTAAGATAAAAAAGTACAGTCCTTTCCTAAATATAGATGTACCCCGTTACAAAAAGATTCTAAAAGAGACTGTCCTATGAGTTTTTTCGATTCCGAAGTTGTTCGTGCTGAAATGGCCGAAATTAATGAACTTCAGGAAGAAATATATGGTAATGTCTTCAAGTTTCCTACAATGAAAACTGAAGATAAAAAATATCATGTAGAAATTCTTGAAAGACTTTTAGAAAAACAGAGGATTCTTTATACTCGTTTGAGTTTATCAGATGATCCTTCTGCCAAGGAAATGAAAGATAGAATTACAGAATCTGCATCCATGATGGGATTACCTGTTGGTCAGGATATGAGTTCTCTCTTTAATAATATGTCTCAGGCAGTAGACATGATGAAAAAACAGATTGACAAGGATCTTTAAATCTTTTATAATAGGTACACACAAGCCAAATCTAAAAACAAATTAAATGTCATTTAACGACCTAAAAAAACAGTCCTCTCTAGGATCTTTAACTCAAAAATTAGTTAAAGAAGTGGAGAAGATGAACACTACTAGTGGTGGAGCAGATGAAAGACTCTGGAA